AGACCACAAACAAATTGATCAAAACATTTCGCGAAAGAAAGTAAACAATACATTAATTCTTTAATTAATAATGGCACATCAGAATAGTAATGAGCCTCTTGCTGATCTAACCAGGCCGGGTCAATCGAACTCGGCTGGCGACTCAAGGGCTCTATATCTCAAGCTATTTAGCGGTGAGATGTTTAAAGGCTTCCAACGGAATGCCATTGCTCGTGACTTGATCACGAAGCGTACACTGAAGAACGGTAAGTCACTTCAGTTTATTTATACAGGCCGTACCACGGCTGAGTACCACGTTCCTGGACAATCCATTCTTGGTAACGATGACGGTGCTCCTCCAGTAGCTGAGAAGACGATCACAATTGATGATCTCTTAATCAGCTCAGCGTTTGTGTACGAACTCGATGAGACTCTTGCTCACTATGAACTTCGAGGAGAAATCTCCCGTAAGATCGGGTATGCATTGGCTCAAAAGTATGATCGCTTGATCTTCCGTGCTATCGCTAAAGGCGCACGTATTGCTTCACCTATCACGAAGACTAGCTTCGTTGAACCAGGTGGAACTCAGATCCGTGTTGGTACTAACGCCGACGCCGATGATGCTCTTGTACCTTCAAGTCTTGTAACTGCATTCTATGATGCAGCTGCTGCACTTGACGAGAAAGGAGTATCTGAAGATGGACGTGTTGCTGTACTAAACCCACGTCAGTACTATGCATTGATCAAAGATGTAGGTACTAATGGTCTAGTTAACCGTGACGCTCAAGGCACCGCACTTCAAGGCGCACAGGGCATCATTGAAATTGCAGGCATCAAGATCTACAAGTCAATGAACGTTCCGTTCTTCAGTCAGTACGGTACTAAGTATGCACCTGCTTCTAACCCAACTGCTGCTACTGATCCAGCTACTGTTAACCCAGGTAACACTGGTTCGTTTGTTAGTGAAGGGATCGAGGATGCTCGTAATTCAGTTTCAGGTGTCAATAATGAGTATGGCCAAGCTTCTAGCTTCGCTAATACTTGTGGATTGATCTTCCAGAAAGAAGCTGCTGGATGCGTTGAAGCAATGGGTCCTCAAGTACAAGTTACTAGTGGAGACATTTCAGTTGTATATCAAGGTGATGTAATCCTTGGCCGTTTGGCCATGGGTGCAGACTTCTTGAATCCTGCTGCTTGTGTAGAACTCTATGCCGGTACTGGTACAGCACCTGCTGCATTTGGATCTACATATCCTGCTAACGCTTCGTAATTAGCAATTACATTATACATGGGGAGATCTTCGGGTCTCCCTTTTTTTTATTCACATATATTAACTATGGCTATTCCTACCACTAACGCTACACAAGAACTACCTGCAGTCAATGAAATATTAGCGTCAGTTGGTCAGGCGCCTGTAACTACACTCGACCAAACCAACCCGGACGTTGCGATTGCTTACGACACACTATTACAAGTGTCACGAGAAGTACAGGCAGAAGGCTGGAGCTTCAACACAGAATATGACTACCCAGAAACTACTACAAATAAACAATACGTCATCCCAAACAACATGCTGCAGGTAGATCTTGCAGAAGGAAATGTAACTAGTAGAGTAGCTACTGGTAGTAAGAATGTTGTAAGAAGGGGTGGTAAACTATACGATAAATATAATCATACTTATGATATTACATCTGCAGATAGTGGGGACATTAAACTAGATGTAACTTGGTTATTTGATTGGGTTGACTTACCAACTCCTATTCAAGATTACATTGTATCTAGGACGGCTGTAATCGTCTCTAGTCGTATTGTAGGAGATAGTGGGCAGTACCAGATGCTCCAACAGAGAGAAGCTTACACAAGGGCAATGGCCTTAGAGTATGAAACTCAACAAGGGGATTATACATTCTTTGGACATCCCAAAGGAGGAAATTATTATAACAGTTATCAACCTTACCACGCATTGTATCGCTAATGGCAGCAGTAACTCAAACAGTCCCTAACTTCTTAGGAGGGGTATCGAAACAAACAGATCAAAAGAAGCAACCTGGTCAGGTAAGAGACTGCCTTAATGCTTACCCTGACCCAACCTTTGGTTTAATGAAGAGACCAGGGTTTAAATTCATTAAGACTATTTACGAACCTGCATCAGGAACTGATCCAGAACTGAAGGATGCTAAGTGGTTCTTTATTAAAAGAGATAACTTAGAAACATACATAGGATGTTTATTAGATAAAGATGATTCTAATCATTCTGCAGCACCTATTAGAATTTGGAATAAAGGTGGTACAGCTTGCACAGTTACTTATGAATCCAGTCCTGCTGATTCTAAGCTGTACCTAGACACAACTCGTGATAACTATGATATCTTAACAGTACAAGATACATCTATTATCACTAATAAAACTAAGACTATAACAGCAAAAACAGCACCTACTGGATATGTATCAAAATCTAAGGGAACAGTACGGATTAAAACAGTTGCATATAGTATTAAGTATGAAATTAATCTAAAGGTAGGTAGTACTGACTACCCTGTTAGTTTCACTACTATTAATGCAGAAGACTTACCAGCTGCTAATGACTCAACTAATCCTTCCACTGAGAAATTTAACACTGCAGAAAGAATACTTAAAGAATTAAAAGGTGGTGTTAGTGGAGGTGTAATAGCTACAGTTGCTGCTGATGGTGAAGATGACTCAAATAGAACTGCTGGTACTTATGCACTCACTGGTCTTAGCGGATCTGGATCTGGCACTGGCGCTTCTATTACAATAACTGTTGACAGTGACGGTAAACCTACATACTCTGTGGTTAACGGTGGTACACAGTTCAAAGCTAATGAAACAATTGATATAACAGATTCACAAGTCGGTAGTGGTGGCGGTGAAGATTTTAAAATAAAGGTAGCAACTGCTTCAGATCATTTTAATAGTGGTTTAAAAAATCTAACCATAAGTGGTCACACTTTAGAGGTTACTCAATTAGAAGCATCACTAGAATTAGAGTTGAAAAGTACTGGTGCTGGTACACCTAATATAGCTTTTGAACTGACAACAACTGATAGTCAAGGTGGTATACATATTGATAGTTTCAGTGAACAAGTTAGAACTCAAGCAGATCTACCATCTGAATCTATAGATGGAAGACTAGCTAAAGTTGTTGCTTTAGGAGGAGAGTCTGATACATTCTGGCTTAAGTTCTTTGCTGATAATAGTACTTCTGGTAAAGGTAATTGGGAAGAAACAGTAGACCCTTCAGTATCAGAAGGTATGAATGCAGCAACACTGCCTCATGAGTTATACAATAGTGCTACTAATACGTTTGTATTTAGACAACCTAAAGATGCTAATGGAAACTTGGCTTGGAAAGATAGAGTAGTAGGAGACTTAACTACTAACGAAGATCCTAGCTTCGTAGGTACTACAATTCAACAAGCATTTTACCATAACAATAGGTTAGGGTTCCTTACTAAAGATAATGTATCTATGAGTAAGGTGAATGGATTCTTTAACTTCTACTACACTTCAGCTTTAACAGCAACAGATGCCGATCCCATTGATATCAACTGTTCAAGTATTAGACCTGCTGTACTACATGCAGTTATACCAACTGCTCAGGGTTTAATTCTATTTAGTAAGAATCAACAGTTTATAATGTTTTCTGATGCAGAGATACTAACTCCTTCATCAGCTGTTATACGGGGTATTTCTAACTATGAGATGGACTCTACAATAGATCCAGTTGATGTAGGTACATCGATTACTTTTGTAAGTAAAACACCTAGTTATACACGAATCTTTGGTATGCAAACCAGAGGCTCTGAAGAGAGTCCTATAGTTATGGATATTGGTAAGATCGTTTCTGAATGGGTACCTGACACTGTTAATAGCTTATTATCTAGTCCACAGAACTCACTAATTGCTTTATATGGAGACAACAGTTCTACATATGTAGGTGATAATAAGATGTATATCTTTAAGACCTACTCTGTAGGTGATAAAGTGTTAATGCAGTCATGGTTTAACTGGAAATTACCAGGTAATATACAACATGCTTCTATTGATTCCGACACTATGTGGTCAGTAGTCGAGCATAAAGGTAAATATACACTAATCAGCGCTAGCCTGACACAGACTCCAGAAGAAAAGATTATCGAAACTAGTGATGGTCAAAGAGTAAATCCACACATGGATCTATATGGAGCTGTAAGTTCCATGACCTATGATTCTACCAACGAGTTAACTAAATGTTATCTACCTACGGGGATGAAAGATAACGAAAATTTAACACCAGTACTTCTCATTGCAGGTAACGGTACTACTAACTTTGCAGGTGTAACAGAATCAGGTTTCACCATCACACCAGACAGACCTACTGGTCAAACACATGCTACTTCTTCACCTTACTTTGAAGTACCTAATAAAAATATATCTGGCTTAACTGCTGCTGATGTTATCATTGGGTATAAATATAACTATAATGTAGAACTTCCTAAGACATACTATAAGCTAAACGCAGAAGGTACACAGTATGATTACACAGCAGCACTAACCATTGCACGTATGAAGTTTGCTGTAGGCTTATCTAGCGTATGTAGTTTTAAAGTGAAGAGTAAAGGCTATAGAGGTGACCTGGCTGAGTTCACAGGAGATGGCTCTACAACAGCCTTCAAGGTGCCCTTCCTACTTAAAGAGGAGAATGGTATTAAGGTTACTTTAGATGGTGCTAGACAGGCTTCTACAGCCTACACAGTGACGTCTACAGATACACAGAGTACTGTTACTTTTAATACTGCTCCTACGGGAGAGACAACAGTAGCTAATAAAACTACTCCCGCACAGAAAATAGCAATCACTACAGATACATGGTATGATGTACAGTCTGCTCAAGATGTAGGTCAATACCTAGCTGATGATGTTCCACTGATTGATGAAAGTGTATTCACTGTACCTATCCATCAACGTTCAGAGAACTTCAACA